TCATCTGGTCTAGGTTTCGATATGACATTACCCGTATCTATGAAAGATTAAAAAAAGATTACGGTAACAAATCAGTCGTACAATATTTCGGTGATGTAAATGATGAAGGCCGCAGCAGTGCCATTGACCAGTTTCAAAATGGTGAAGCACAGTTCTTTGTAGGTAATCCACAAACGGGTGGTATGGGTATTACTCTAACCAAAGCACAAAACGTTATTTACTTTGCTAATAGTTTTGACCTTGCGATTCGAACCCAATCAGAAGATCGGGCGCATCGCATCGGGCAAAAGAACAATGTGACTTACATTGACTTTATCTGTAAGGGTACAGTTGATGAGCGTATTGTGAAAGCACTCAAAAATAAAATGGACATCGCCACTGAAGTTATGGGCGAAAATGTAAAACAATGGTTTAACTAGAGGTAACTATGGATATTAAAAGATATAAGAGTGTTGCAGTACAAAAAGAAGTGTGGGAAAAACTTTGGAAAATAGCCAAAGAAGAGAGCCGCTCTCCTTCTAATCAAATAGAATGGTTTGTCAAGAACTACAAAAATATTAAACAGGCAATGAAGGAACATGGCTAATGATGAAAGCAGACGGGTTAGATGACGCTATTATCGGGGTCGGGCTACAATTCGATAAGCCAGACCGCCTCATTTATGATTACAACAAGTGCATAGAGATACTAATGAAGTTAAATGACTGGGATGATGAAGAGGCGATTGAATGGATGGAGTTTAATGTTAGAGGTGCCTATGTCGGGGAAGGCACCCCCATCTTTCGGGTGGATTATGAAGAGTGATTAAGGTTCTATCCAATGCCCTAAGTCATCATCATAAATAAATTTACCTTGATTGTAACGCTCTTCGACTAGTTCATGGTCGAACTGGTCGCCATAGTATTGATCGAACGCTTTCATTAGTGCCATCAGTTTAACGATTGGCCTAGCCTTGCGCTCGTCATCTTGCATAATTTTAAGTAAATCTTTGTCGCTAAGTTTCATCAGCTCTTCCATGTCTGTTTCGGATAACTTGCTCTCTTCAATATATTCTAAAACATTCATAAAAGATTGCTCTTTTCGCGCCCTTTTAAGATAAAAATATAGCCGTATGTGTTTAGGTACAATCTCCCAATGATTGTATTTGTCAGCTACCCTACGAAAATTTATCTTAGGTGTTAGGTCTAATACTTGTCCCACGTTCTTCTCCTAGCTTATGTTGTTCTTTACCCACATCTCTAAATGTTTTTCTCTCTTTACACTTAGCTGCATAAGATGGTTAGCTTTAGCCGTTTGCAAAATAGTCTGAGCGTTCTCTAATAACCTAATATTATCGATAGGTGGATCGTCTAACAAACTATCGTTTATGGCCTTCTCCACTACGTCAAACTGCTCTATGGTTAATGGTATATTCATAGTCTCTCCTTACACTAATTGAATAGATACCGATAACAGATTAGTTATCTTTTTAAATTTGATTTGATTTAAAGGGTTTCTGCGCCACGCATCACTGACCATGATTAAGATAGGGTCATCACTCTCTGAGTCAACACGCAGCATCACACCACAGTCCCAGTCAAAGGTCATGTATATGCCTAAAAATAAGTCATAGTAGTCCTGACAGTTAGATTCACTATCAATGTAAGATTTACCTATGATTGCAGATAACTCTGATATGACCCTCATGACCGTATCGTGATCCAATGACCTTGGCTGTTTCTGTTTAAAGTTAAGCACGTTTTTCATATAGCCTTCTCTCCTCTTCTTCTTGCTCTCTTATATAATCTATAGCAGATTCTGGAATGATTTTCCATGTTGTCCGCCTGTGCCATTTATGTTCGAAAACACCTCTTTTTTTCAGTTCAAAAGCAATTTTACGTTCTTCTGCATATAGTTTGTCTAAAGCCTTTCTTTGTTCTGGCGATGGTCTATTTACCCACATATCAACTTCTGCGCAAATAAAATCACACTCCATGTCGTTGCGAATGTAAGCCTTAGCCAGTTCTATTTCTTTATCATTTTTCAATGGTAGAATATTTGCCCGATCAGACATTCCTCTCGCACTACAATCGCCTCCAATTGCATATAAATATAATTTAGTCATTAGTTTTCTCCTTTAGCTTTATCCCCACTTGTTTGTTGTAGTAATCATCAACATATTCATCAATCGAGTCATCAATAATATTCGATACCTTTTTAAATTTTTTGTCAGAATCATAAGAATAAGTTTTTAGCTCCTTGCCAATGCAAATGTAGCCACCTTCACCTTGTCTGCCATAATCTATTTTCTTCAAATCAAAATTCTGAAAGAAAAGATTTCTTTTTAAAATATCATAAAAATTTTGATCAGCATCTGGATCTATAATGTCGTCCCCAAAAGTAAAGCTGCCCCCAAATTTTATTTCTACACTATTCATCAATCATTTCCTTTTTTAAATTTACTGTTTTCGTCTGCGAGTCTGCTTATATTTCGACGTAATTCATGAATCTCCTCATGCGCCTCATCAAGCGTTGTAGGTAATGAACCCGTTTCATAATAGTAAACACGACCTTTGGAATCTGTCACTTTTTCGAATCCCAAGCCCTCATAAATAATATCCATGGCTTGATGAATATGTGCCATTTCCTCGTTTTTATCTTCACTGTCGTTAATGCAATTTTCACAATAATCATCAATTATTCTCCAAATAACATTCATCGCTTCGCTCTTATTCATTAGTCATCTCCTCTAATAATTGTTCTGCTTCAGCCTGACAATCCGCGCAGCTGTAGCCATCTCTATATTCTCCGTCTTCATAAATGACGTTGCCGTCACTATCTAATAACTCAAAATCCGCATCCGCAGGAACGCGGTTCACGAATCGACCTGTACCTATCTGGCACTGACGACCGCAATGTACGCAAATATTTATGCTAGTCATAATCTAACCCCCTACGTTAATAGCTAATTTAGATTGTTTTACATAAGGTGGTGGCGATAAACTATCGGAATCTACCTCTAAATCCCAATAGGTGTCTTGCAACTCTGACACAGAGTCCAACATGTCCACACAGATAACAGTGTCAAGAGGATAACCCCTCGACACCGCCTCGTTTAATTCTTGCAATAATTCTTCAATAGTCATGTTCTCTCCTTTGAACTATTTGTTGACATGGGGATAGTATTTCATGGGATTAGATGATTGTCAAATCTTATTTGCACTATATATACCCCCGTTTTCACAAAACACTTTTAAAAATATTTTTTTTGGTGAAAAAAAGTGAGACATGTGGGACGATAAATAATTGTGTAAATAAATCAGATAGTTAGACCATGGATCCCGTCCCAATGCTCGTTCCACTTGTCCCAAAAAGAGTTGTTTTGTCCCATTTTGAAGTAACTTTTTGTCCGATGAAGCTTTTGAAAAATAAAAAAATTTTTATTAAAATAGATTTGGGGGTATATAAAGAGCAAAAGGAATACTCATGAAGAAGACTAAGGCCGATTACTTTAAAAAACGTGTAGATCGTATAGCAGACAAGGTTGAAGAGACTCATAACCGTAAGCTAACGAATCGTCAAAAGGAGTTTGCTAAACATTATGTCGATGGAACACACAGCAACGCAGAATGCGCTAGACTGGCGGGTTATTCAAATACTAATGGGATAGCTGCAAACAAAGCCTACTCGTTATTAAATGGTGTTGAGTTTCCGCATGTGCTTGAGTATATCGAAGAGTTGAGAGAAGATCGTGAAAAGAAGTATGGTGTAACTCTTATCGGTCAACTAAAACGATTTCGAGAACTTTCTATTAAGGCCGAACAAGAGAATCAATTTTCAGCAGCCGTTAATGCTGAAAAGATCCGATCATCATTGGGCGGCCTGACAATAGACAGGAGAGAAACAAATCATTACCATGCGATTGAAAATATGTCTCGAGATGAGATTGAAAAAAGGTTGGGCGAACTTAGAAAAGCACACCCGACAGCATTTGTGGAAGGGGAAATCATAGATGAGCCTACAGCCAGAAGCTCAATTTTGGAACACTCTGAAGAAGAATCTGCCTAAAAATTGGTTTGTAAATCGTATCGAAAACCGCATTGGTGGTGGCGTACCAGACGTATATATCTGTATCGATGGATATTCAATATGGTTAGAACTAAAAGTTAGTAAAACACATAGAGTTTCGGTTTCTCCACACCAGATTGCTTGGCACTATAGCCTTTCACAGTCAAAAGGTACATCTTTCTTCTTGGTTAAGACCCTCCCGTCCTCGACCCTATATTTGTTTGACGGGGTTCGGGGTCGGGGGTTAGCGGAGCATGGCCTTCGGGTCGGGGTTCGGGATTCGGGGTCAAGTATTCGGGATTCGGGGTCGGGGTGTTCGGGTTCGGGGTTGGTGGTTCCTTGCTCGTGGCATGGGGATAAGTATCAGGGGTTGATAGACTACTTGGCAGCACACCATAACCAAAAGTTATAAACATATAACATTAAATTATAAAAAAGTTGTTGACTTATGATATCCCATGTATTAATATATACTCATGCTTAACAAACAAAGGAGAAAAAGCATGAACATACCATTAAAAAAAGTACATCATAGTATGAGCATTAACCAAGTTGAAGGTAAGGAAATAATTGGCCGCAACACTTTACCTGCTCTACAAAGATTGGTGCATAAGTATCAAAAAGAGCAGGACTTCACCAAGCCTGTTATGGAGACGATGTTCAGGGAGATAGCCAAAACTGTACTTGCCCACCAAGCGCACAGCTTTGACTATTCGTACCTTGTAGAACTAATGCTCAAGGGGATAGAGGCTGAATGGAGCACTGCGTCTTCTTGGACGTCTGTGCCGTATCAACGATTCTGTGAGTTCCTTTTTGACCCATCGGAAAGAAATCCTTTCAAGAATCTTCTAACAGAAGAGGCGTTTAAAGTGATTACGGAGTCTTCATAAAGACTAGAGTCGGGCTGCCCCTTCAGGGGCAGCCTTCGGGGTTCGGGATCTTCGGGTCGGGGTTCGGGATCTTCGGGTCGGGGTTCGGGGCCTATTATTCGGGACTCGGGGTTAAAGTAAGCCCCGTACCTTTTGGGGAGTAACGGGGCTTAACAAAGGAGAGTTCTGAAAAAAGAACAGGTTAATAATACCATAAGCCTAGGCGATAAAAAAGGGGGTTGCCCCCCTTTCTTTTATTTTAAATCTTCCTTATTAATACACATACTTACATTTATTACGTAGTCATCCCCGTCATCATAAATATCATTTATATCTGCATGAACTGCACTAGGACACTCTCTAATATAATCAACCACGGATTCTAATTCTTTTAATTGTTCTTTAAATTTATCTTTCATTCTTCTACCTCATCATCTACCGGGAAATAAACCCGTATACCATAGTTATCATCTCCCGCAATAAACCAATCTTGATTGGGGCAAGTTTTTAAAAAATCATAAAGCTCAGTACGTGTCATGCTCCCATTACCCCCGTATTTACAAGTTTAATCTTCCATTCAAACTCGGCATCTTCCTCTATAAAAGTTTTATTTACTTTTAAATTATGAGGTTTTAAAAGATTGTTTACAGCATCAATCGTTTCCTCAAATCCATCTGATTCATGACTATCATTAAATTGTAATTTCATGTTTAACTCCTTTTTGTTTTATGTAATCTTAATTTAGCAAAATTATAAAATATTGTAAACATTAAAAAGTTATAAGCATATAACTAAAATATCTTTACAAAGTTATTCAAAAATGTTTTAATAGGGTTATGGTTAACAAAGGAGAAAAACACCATGATAAAGTTTAAAGAAAGTAAAATTAAAACCATTAATAAAAAATTTACCAATGACTGTGTAATAAGATCAATATCTATTGTTTTAGATGAAACATACAAATCAGTATTTCACGATTTAATGAAGTTAGGTTCAGCTTTAGGGGGTTATCCTAATTGTGACTTTGTATGGCAACCTTACATTGAATCAAAAGGCATGATTAGACATAAGATGCCTAGACCTGAAAACAAACCAAGAGGAACGATTAAGTTAAAGAATTGGAGCTTTACTGGAAAAGCTGTAGTTGTTAACTCCGGACATCTCACTGCGGTCGTTAACGGATATTGTCTCGATACCTGGGACTGCACCTACAGGCCTGTAAATAGTTATTGGACTTATGATAAATAATTTTGGAGTAATAAACATGACTAATAAATTTAACAAGATGAACAAGAAACAATTAGAAACTTGGATTGATGGCAAGCATGCTTTTGAGAATGCTTTATCGTCCATTAAAAATAATTATATGTTTATGGGTAGAGATAAAACAGGCGAATACGATTTATTTAAGCACACCATCACTAGGGAATACATAAAGATTCCTAATGATAATTATTTTATTAACAACGCAAAAGGAGTAAAACAAAATGCAAGATAAACCTTTTAAATATGACGAAATAAAAGATCACTTTTATTACTGGTTAGAAGACCAAGATCCAGAATGGATAGATCAAAATATAGATGATATACATCACCATTGCTTTAATACTGATTACTATATCATAGGGACTTATCAAGCTAAGCAGTGGCTAGGCGATGAAGTGTTTCATGTTATAGAAACAATTAAAGAATATGAGAAGTTTAATTTTGGCGAGGTAACAACTGATTTTTCAGACCCTGAAAAAATTGTCAACATGTATGCGTACATCATAGGCGAACAGGTTGTTTATGAATGGCAACAAGAAAGGGAGGTTGTAAACTCTTAAAGGCTCCTTTGTTCCTCGGATTCGGATCCCGTTTTTGATTGTCCTTTCGGGATTCGGGTTCGGGGGTTTTTTGTTCGGGGTTCGGGAGTCTTGTTACTTATACTTAATGAAGTATAAGTAAAGTATAAATAAAAGTTATCCACAGCAGCAGAAAAAAGTTATCCACAGCTTGTTAACATATACCTAAAAGTTATTATAAAGTATTTATATATAATTAAAAAGTATTTACAATTAATTACAAAGTAGTTATAATTATATTATGTTTAATCAATAACAGAGGAGAAATTAAACATGGACGTTTTAAATAGATTATTTAATCAAAATGCTAGGTTAACCATCTACAGTGATACAAACTTAGCAGATAGAGTTTATACCATTATAGACGGTATTAAAATTTTAACTAAACAGCGTGGATTAGCATTTAATGAATTATTAAGACGCGTTGGAGAAAATAACGAACAAGTTATTTTTGAGGGTACGAAAGGTAGAAAGATAATCGTTTATCCAAAAAAAGCTAATCCCGATACTGTTTCACTAAAACGAGTTAGGGACGCGCTAGAGAATGGTTTGATTGATCAAAAAGCATATAACGCGATTGTGCAAAAACCAAGTAAACCGTTTAAAAATAACGAAATTAAACAATCATAACAATTAATTAAATGGTGGCGGATAATCCGCCACCAAGGGAAATAAAAAATGAAAAATCATGCCAAGAGCCACTATTTTTGGATTACTACGATTTATGAAAATCACACCAAATGGGAAACACGTGCCGATACTTTCGAGGATATGAAAGAAATCGTGCAAGATATTTTGCATTTTAAGTATCAAGCTCTAAGTAAAGGTAAAGCCTATGAAGCCTATGAAGTTGTTAAATTTACAGTAGAAGAAAAAGAGGAGAAATAAAAAATGAAAAATTCGGAAACATTTTCTAATTCATCGACATTTTTTATTTTGATGGGTATCGATCTAATTATGATTGCGTTTGTTATATTTCAAGATGTGATCATCATGGAATCATTGTTTTATTTAACAGTGATATTTTGGATCTTAACTATTGGAGCCATAATATCGCTATTTAAAGAAGGCGAATTATTTTGAAAAATAGTTGCAAAGTTATTATAAAATAGTTATAATTATTATATCTTAAACAGATAACAAAGGATAAAAGGACGATGAAAAAAGACAACGAAAAAACAATATTTAACGATTTACTTGATTTGATGCAAACAGAATCTAGCAATTGGATTTCCCCATTAGTTGCTCAATGTAAAAATGGCGGATTACCAACTAGCTTATCAAGTAGCAAAGTTTACGAGGGATCAAACTTTATTAGATTGTTGATCGCATCTCATAAAAAAGGATTTACTTCTAATCAATGGGGTACGTTTAAATACTTTAATAAATTAAACGCTAGGATTAACAAGGGAGAAAAGGCAACGCCCGTTGTTCACTTTCAAGTTAACCAATACGATAAAAAAGAGAACGGAAAAGTTAAACTAGATAGCCAAGGCAATGCGATCAAGGTATTCGTTCCACAAGCAAAATGGTTTAATGTTTTCAACATTGAACAAACAAACATGGAAACACAAGATCGGCCAGAAATCGAAAATGTAGAGTTTTCGATTGATAACGTCGATCAATTCGTAGCTAGTCAAAATGCGAATATTAAGCATATCGAATATTGTATCCCTTGCTATAAACCATTGCACGATACGATCGAAATGCCAATGAAAGGATCTTTCACTGATACGCCCACCAGTTCACAAGTAGAAAATTATTATTCTACTTTGCTACATGAATTAGTACATTGGACTGGTGCGAAGCATAGACTAGATAGATTGAAGTTAAGAGAAAACAGGAAAGAGTATGCCTTTGAAGAACTGATCGCAGAAACAGGATCCGCGATTCTATGTTGTACCTTGGGAGTTACTCCACAAGTGAGAGAGGATCACGCTCAGTATTTAAATCACTGGATATCTATACTGAAAGATAAACCCAAACAAATGATCAAAGCATTTGGACAATCTAGCAAGGCAATTAGATACCTAAACGATAACCACAACAATAAGGCAACGGACGTTGCCTAGTCTGAGCGGGAGCGGGGGATTGTCCCCCGCATCCTTAGCAGGATCCTTAGCAGGATCCTTAGCAGGATCCTTAGCAGGATCCTTAGCAGGACGGGTTAGGTACTTAGGCCGGATCGGGTTTTTTGGTCGGTAGTCAAAAATCGGCTAAAAAATTTTTTGCCCCCCTTATTAGTAGTAAAGTAGTAGCAAGTTGTAGATTTTATAAATATAATTCAAGATAATTATCATTGGACGGAGAACCGTGATGG